TAATTTATTTAAATCATTTATTATATTTATTTTTTCATAGTTATAATCTCTAATATAACTATGTACGTCATCAATAGGAACCCACTTTATTTCACTAATTTCGTAAATTTGAAAGTTAGCTAATGGAATAGTATTATTACTAATAATACCAATAAAATATTTGTGCTTATAAGATTTATAATTTGAACCTGTAAAAATTTCTTCAAATGGAACAATATTATTAAAAATTTCAATATCACTTTTTTTATATCCTGTTTCTTCTTCAAATTCGCGTAGTCCACACACAATATCTTTTTCGTGATAATTTCGGCGACCTTTAGGAAATCCCCATTCAGGTTCGCTATACTTTTTATCACATAAATCTACCAAATCTTTTAAATTGTAACTTTCTAAAATATTTGTAAAGCCAAATTTCAATTTGTTAAATTTTATTTTTGACAACTTTTCTTCATTTCTGTATAAATTATTTGTATTGTAATTCCATAAATAGCTCCATATTGTATCAAAATCATTAGCTAGCAAATAACTTCTCTCATTTACGCTCATATTATTTAATAAATTTAAAATATAGTTTTTGTCTTCCATAATATATTTTCCTCTCATAAAATCTATAAAGGCCAAGCTATCTTTTCGTTTTATTATTAATAGTTCAATAACATTTTCAATAACTTGTAAAGTGTTATTAAACTTTTTAACTATTCGTAATGGAATAATTCCAATACTTGTTATAGGAACACGACAATTATGAAATAAATGTCCTAACTTACCACAGTTGTTGCAAAATACTTGCTTTTTAATATTCATAATTAGTGTAAATAGTAAGTTACTATATTAACGTGTTATTGTTTTATATTTATTTAAAATACACATTTTAAAGGTTTTAAGAATAAAATGTAATATATATTAAATGGATATAAAAGAGCTACGAAGCTATCGCATTCAATTTGAACAACCATATTATAATTCAAGTAATTTAGGCATGTCATTATTTGATTTATTTATGACGTTTTTTATTGCCTATTTAATTGAACCATTTATAAGAGTATATAGTGGACTAAATAGACAAGCATATTATTTAATGCTTTTACCATTAGGAGTTGTTAGTCATATATTAACTAACCAACACACATTCTTAAATGGTAAACTGTTTGACAATTCAATCAATTTATATAAAGTTATAATGATTATTATAACACTTAAATTAATATATGAACTAATCAAGAGTTTTTATGGTAAAAACACGCAATAGTTTTATTAATGTTATTTATAAGTTATGTCTACTAATATTAATAATAATGTATTAAATCCAGTAATATGGGGTCCGCATTATTGGTTTGTTTTATATACAATTGCCTTAAGTTATCCTAATAATAGCAATGATTCAACAAAAAAGAAATATTATGACTTTATAACAAATTTACCGTTGTTTTTACCAATTAGTGACATTGGTAATGTATTTAGTAAATTTTTAGATGCTTATCCTGTTACACCATATTTAGACTCTCGTGAGTCATTTGTAAAATGGGTGCATTTTATACATAATAAAATAAATATTTATTTAGGAAAACCAGAAATAACTTATTATGACGCAATGAATAAATATTATGAAAACTATAAAATTAAGGAACTAAAAAAATATGAAGAAAGCAGAAATAAGCAAAAATACATTTTTGGTAGCTTAGTAGTCTTATTAGTATTAGCAATAATTGGAGTAAGCATTAACTTAAAATAACAGCATTTTATTTTTATTTTTATTTTTATTTTTATCATAAATTTTTTTTACTACAAATTATATTATATTTATTATATTTACTATAATTAATATATTATTATAATTATTAATAATAAATATGAAATTTGAATTGCTCATATTAACTGTAACTGGTTTTGTATTGCTTAATACATACTTTGAAGGTAAATTACTAGCTAAACTTAAAAATTATGAAAAATATTATAAAATGGGGCTAATTGCTTTTGTTGGACTATGTATATATTTATTTATAAAGAAAAATCCCACAAATTATAACGATTTTGTAGTTAATACAAATGGTTACATTAAATATTTACCAATAGATAGAAACACCGCTAGTATTATAACTCCAATTATTGATTTTACATCTAAATCAATAAGTAATGAATTAAATAACAATTATAATTTGAGTGCCGGAACAAACTATAGAGAGTCTCAACATTTACAAAAGTCAATAAATTCAAATTATAATAATATGACAAAGCAGCAACAAAAAATATTACGATCTGGAAATACTTCAACAAAAAGAAGTGTAAGTGAAACTAAAAAGAAATTTGTGGCGGCTTCACAAAATTGGCATTGTAAAAGTTGCCAAAAACAGTTACCCGCATGGTTTGAAGTAGACCATGTTATGAAACTAGAATATGGGGGTTCAAATGGTATTGAAAATTTAGTAGCATTGTGTAGAGATTGTCATGGAAAAAAAACAGCATATGAAAATTTGTAATAGTGGTAACACAAACTTTATTACACAAACTTTATAACAGTGAATAATATAAATTTATTAATTTATATTATTAATATTATCTAATAATGACACAATTATTAAAAGCTAGTTTTAATAAAATTAGTGACTATTCAGATAAAACAGTAAATTTCTTAAAAAATAGTATAAGTATTTCAACAGATGTGTTAATTAATGGAATTAAATTCAAAGATAAAGCTAATTCCGCGCAGCATGAATATTTTTACTATAGATACATTAATGTGTTAGTCATTTTATTAGTTTTTGGTCTAGTTTATTATTTAAATAGTTATTACAATACATTTGGAATAAAAGATACGCCTTATGAAATATTAGGAGCAATAATATTATTAGGCATTGGAGTATTTTATTTTCTTTTTCTAGTATTTAGAAATAATAATAATAATAAGATTAATAAAAATGAGAGACTTGCAATAACAGGAACTAACCTACTAGAGCTAACTGATGACAAGTATGACGCAGCCATTTATAATATAAAGAGTGACAGAATTCAAAGCACATATTTAAAACCATTAAGAATTTTATTCATGTATATTGGGCTACTCTTATTTATACTAATAAGTATTATATACATAATCAACTATGTGCTATATTCACAAAAAAATACTAATACGTTTAGTATTACACAATCAATAATAAGCATAACAATTGTAATTGTTGTATTAGCAATTTTTGCTGCACTATTTTCAATAAAAACACAAGGTTCAAATGACTCATGTGAATATGGTGATTCAAGTAAGTATATTTTTATTTATGATTACATTTGTATTATCAAAAAAACTATATTCTTTATACCTTGTTTGTTAGTAATTGTGATTGATGAAATTAATAAAGATATTAAATTAACACCTAGCCCTGTATATTTATTACTTTTTATACTATTGCTACTAATAACATTACTATTTGTATTGCCATTTTTATTTAAATATTTTAGAACACTTAATAAAAGCAGCTTATTAAAAGGAACAGATCCTTATTATTTAAATGAAAAGAAGGTTATTGGTATATATCAAAATCTTAACAAAAACATTAATTCAACTATTAATATTCCAATACCCAAAACAGATAGCTCAAGCAATCCTATTATAACAAATCCTATTGACGCATTATTAACAACATTAAATTTAAACAAACAAGAAAATACACTATTTAAAGCATTAGATAGTTCAACGGAAATAGCTGCCGAAACTAAAGATATAACCAAACAAGCAAAAGACAATATAAGTGACACAAAAGGTTACAATTTTAAATTATTGAAAAATGACTATAATGGAATATATAATATAAAAACTAGCTTTTATGATCCCCCCAAAGTTATAAAAAAACTTCCTTACAATTATACATATAGTATAAGCTTTTATGTTTATATAAATCCACAACCAACAAATACATCGGTGGCTTATAATAAAGATACTGAAATATTTAATTATGCTTATAAACCAGTAATATTTTATAATGGAAAATCACAATCTATCATTGTTAGATCTAGAACACTAAATAATAAAGGAGACCAGTTAGATACTATATACGAAGGAAAAAATATAAAACATCAAAAATGGTTGTTTTTTGTTATTAATTATTCCAATAATAACATTGATGTTTTTATAGATGGTAAATTGGTCGGTACAAAAAAAGACGTAACCCCTTATTTTAAAGGCGATAAAGTAACAATAGGAGAAAATGAAGGAATACATGGAAGCATTAAAGAAATAAACTATTATAGCGATATTACAAGTCCTTTAACAATTGAGTTATTATATAATTTAACAAATAACAAATAACAAATAACAAATAAGAAATAAGATTTTATATTTAATATATTATATTTAAGATGTTTTAATATTTTAATATTTTAATATTTTAATATGGGCATATTTAATATTATTATTGTAATAATCTTGATTATTGTGGTAATATGGGGCCTTCGCAATTTATTTTTCAAAACAAATATAATTTATGATGTTATGTGTGACGCAGCAAAACCAGTAGAACTACAAAGTACAGTAAATTCATTATTTGTATCAAACACTAATGTAATAATGGCAAAAGATATTCCAGAAAATAGCTCATCAAATTTTACATTAAGTGTATGGTTTTACATAGATAATTGGGGCAATAATATATCAAACGAAAAAAACGTCTTATATATGGCTGTTGATTCAAAAGCACCAACATTACCTGAACTAGCTTCAATGTTAAGTGGACTAAGCACTAAAGTTGAAAAAGATATTAGTCTAAACCAAATTAAACCTAAAAATATAAATATTGCTTTAGATAAATACGAAAATAATTTAATAATTGATATTGAAACATATTTAGATAATAATTCATCGAATAGAGCAAGAAGTGCTTTAGTAAATAAAAGAAACTACACAAGATATAAAATACAAAATATATCAGTTCAAAAATGGAATAATTTGACATTAAGTATTGACACAAGAACACTAGACGTATATTTAGATGGAAAGTTACGAAATTCATTTATAATGCATGGATTATATCATAATTTTTATAGCACAAGTGAGAAAAAAAATATATATATAGGAAATATGGCTCAAGGCACAAGCGCAGCAAATAATGAAGGTCTTAACAGTGGATTTGAAGGATTTATTACACGAATTCGCTACGAAAATGATTCTATAAATCCACAAGAAGCATACAATATTTATAAAGAAGGAATTGATAAATCATTAGCAAAATCATTATTTAATAAATATAGATTAAAAGTAAGCTTTTTAGAGTATAATACAGAAAAAGGCAGTTTTGAAATATAATTTATATAATTTATATAATATTATATATTAATATTATGAATCCTCCAGAAAGTATATTTACTAATATTTCAAAAAATATTAATGCAGCTATTCCATATACTGCGGAATCAAGATTAAAATCAGCAAATGACTTTTTATCATCAAATACAATGATAGCAAAAATTACATTTTTATTGGCAATAATAATTATTTTTTCTTTACTATTTTATGTTGGAAGTAAATTATTATATTACTTTTTTTCACCATCAGAAACGCCTTTTTTAATATATGGCTTAAAAGATGGAACAGAACAAGTAACTATTACACAGTCTTTAGGCGAAAAATCATCAATACCTATTTTGCGCAGTATAAATGAATATGAGGGAATTGAATTTTCTTACGCATTTTGGTTACATGTTAATGCTACAGATTATAAAGAAACAATTGACTTCAAACATGTTTTTAATAAAGGATCTTCACCAAATTCACAAGGGGAAGGAGGAACAGGAATATTTGGTCCAAACAATTGTCCCGGTGTATATTTATATAATGGTAAAAAAAATATTAGCGATAATTTGTTAGATAAATTCCCTCTTTTAGGAATGTTAGTTAGAGTAAACGTATTCCATAATAATGAAAACAATAATAATACATATTATGATGACATATATGTTGATGGTATTCCTATAAAAAAATGGGTATGTGTAGTGATTAGAATAACAGCACAAAATGTGGTTGATATTTACATTAATGGTAATTTAACAAAACGTCATAAATTATCAAATATTATTAAACAAAACTATGATAATTTATATGTCAATTATAATGGAGGATTTGATGGTGCTATTTCTAATTTAAAATATTATAACTATGCTATAGGAACTTTTGAAATAAATTCAATTATGTATAAAGGTCCAAATCTTAAATCAAGTAAAGAAAGTAAGCTCAGTGATACAAAAGCGGATTATTTATCAACAAATTGGTATTTTAATAATACAGATGTAATATCATAAATTTATAAATATTATAATATTATAAAGTTATAAATATTATAATGTTATTTTTAATTATATGCCACTTACTTTATCCAAAGTGAGAGAAAACTATATAATTTTGACACAAAATAAAATAAATAGTGTTAGTGAAGGAGCAAAAATTTTGCTAAATACAAAAATTACTACTAATTTGGAAACTATAAATAATCCTAAAACTGCATATAGTTTCCTGCCTTCTTTACCTAATTATACTAATCTCATAATATTAAACTACAATAGAAAAGGAGAGATAGCGCAGAATTCAAACGCAACAAGTAATTGTTTATTAACATTAAATAATATAAAAAATAACATAAAATTCATTTTTACTAATAACAACAAATTTGGTAAAATATTATTTATTAAAAATACTAATTCAAATAATTATAAACTTGAAAATAATTATTTGCTAGATACAAATTCATTTATTATTAATACAATAATAATAAAATCCTTTCATTTAAACTATTATTTTAATAATATTAATAGTAGTTCCAATTTTCATAATAATAATACTAATAATGCTAATTATGATTATTATAGAATAAATGTAAAAGACTATATATTTAGAGATTATTCTTATAATTTTTTTACAAGAGAACAAGGGTCTGATATATGTTATAATGGTTTAATGTGTAAAATTACAAATATAACAGATGGATTCACTTATTTATATAGAGATAGTAATCTCTCTACTTTTACTAGTGTAAGTGACATTTCTAATATAACATCATTAACACAAATCAACAGCTCTACACCTTTTAGTATATATAATAATATATATAATAAATACACTATTAATAATAAAAAAATAGTCTATACAGTTGACTTAAGTTATGCTGATAGACCTATTGTGTTGACAATAAGTTTTGAAACTTTTTTAACTAGAACAAGTAATTTTGAAATAGCAAGAAACGCAACAAGTCAAATATTATTTGACACTAGCTCTAATATACATTTGTTAAATGTGCAAGTTTCGACACCTAATCGGCCTATTAATTTTACTACAAAAAAGGACAACACACATATTATTTATTTATCTTTAGGTAATTTTAGAACAGGTGTTATTCAAAGTGATATATATAAACATGTTAGCTTTCCATATAATTCAGGAAAGCTAACTTTTTTAGAAAACATTAATACTAGCTCTATTTTTAATCCACTTAATGTGAAAAAAAAATATGATAGTCTTCAACAATATATTGATAATCAATATTTATATGATATTGAGTTAGTGGCAAATACACTTTTGAAAAGTGTTAGTGCATATAATATTTTTACTAGTAATAATAAAATATTTACTATTTATTTTAATAATCTATTTGATGTTAGCAACTTAAAAAGTTATTATAATGAGTTTAATAATATTGCTTTCACTAATAACAATGTTTCCCCTATAAGACCTATTATTGGTTATTTCAATAATAGTACTAATTATAGCATTAATACAATTAGTTTTGATATAGTAACCATAGCACAGCCTAACAATTTAAATAGAAGAAATTTAACTCAAAATACTATATCAGGTTCATATTATAATCTAATTAAACCCGTTCTTTTAGATGTAAGATTTAACTATGATGTCTTTTTTAATATATTTTTTACTTTTAATGTATTTAATAATAGTAAATTAATAAATACTAATTCTATAAGTTTTGAGAGTTTAATTTATACAACACCTAGTCGTGATTTTACAGATGTAGAATGTATATATATATATCACAATCCAGAAACAGATCCAAATCCCCTTTATAGATATCCAAATAATAATATTGAAATTATTAGAGATCCAAGTGATATTGATACAATATCTAAGGCAATTGAACTTTTACCAGGAGCAAGTACTTCAACATCCAACAGTATAATTATTCCAGAGAAAAATGGTAGTAATTTATCAAGAAAAATGATACAAGGACTTATTGGATTAAATAATATTCCAAAGCTATTATCAATTAAACCATACGATGAAAATTCTATTATTGGTCGTGGTTTTATTAATCAATACCAAATAGATGAAGATTGTAATAATAGCTCAGAAGACATAATAAAAAATAAAATTAACGCAAACAAACATATTTCAGCAAAAGATAGTCGAACGTTTACAACCAATACATTAGTAAAGCAAAATTTTGCTAATTTAGTTAGGTCAAATAGACGCAATAGACTATCTCAACAATGTATAGAAGATTTGAGAGAAAATATACGCAATAACACCCCTTTACCAACACAAGTCAATTATGCTAATATTGTTCCTTATACGCCTCGTTTTAAAATATTTAAAACAGGACAAGGCCATTATTTGTAGTATTTGTAGTATTTGTAGTATTTGTAGTCTTTATAATAGTATAAATTTATAATATAAATATAAACAATTAAATATTTATATTATGTGCGGAATAACGTTTATATATTCCAAAAAAACAGAAAATTCATTAAAACATATTTTTAATAGTTTAGAATTAATACAAAATAGAGGATATGACTCTATTGGAATATGTTATTATAATGACATGACAAGCAAGTTTGAAATAATTAAAAAAGCATCAACACCAAAACGCGATTGTTTTGATTTAGTACAATCATTATATGAAACAAATGATTTACAACAACAACAAGTATACAAGCAAAAACTGTTTTCTAGAATAGCACTTGGACACACAAGATGGGCAACTCATGGAGGTAAGACAGACTATAATGCGCATCCCCATATATCACAAAATAAACAAATTATACTCATTCATAATGGTATAATAAATAATTTTATGGCAATTAAAGAGTTTTTATTATCTAAGAATTATAATTTTTACAGTGATACAGATAGCGAAGTTATTGCTAATTTAATAGAATATTATATTATGGTGATGGAATGTACTATTGAAGAAGCAATAAAAAAAACGCTAAGTCAATTAGAAGGAACATGGGCTTTGGTCATTATTTATACTAAACAGTTAGATACATATTATGTAACAAGAAAAGGCTCTCCATTATTATTGGGTTATAATGATACTTTTATAATATGCACGTCAGAAACAAATGGTTTTGCTGGCTTAATAAGTGATTATATTCCATTGAAGGACAATAATATTATTAAAATAAGTAATGCTAGTTATACTAATTTAATTAATAATATGTCCTCACACTCACCAATAGCTATAGACCAAACTACACCCAATGAGCTAACTGATTTATCTAATTATATTATTAAAAAAGTATGTTATGAAAATATTGTTGAAAACAAAGGAAATTATAGTCATTGGATGCTAAAAGAAATAATGGAACAACCAGAAACACTACAAAAAGCATATAATTATGGTGGTCGTATTAATAATAATATTATCAAATTGGGAGGATTAGATAATATAAGTAATATTATAAAGTATATAGAATTCATTTATTTAATTGGCTGTGGAACCAGTTATAATGCAGCATTAATAGGCGAGCTTTATTTGAATGAAATAAAACAATTTGTATGTGTTAAAAGTGTAAATGCATGTGAGTTTAATGAAAATATTTTGCCTAATATTAAAAATCATTGTACGTCATTGTGCGTATTTTTATCACAATCAGGCGAAACAATGGATGTATATAATTGTTTGAAAATTTGTAAGGCCAAAAAATGTGTGACTCTGGGTATAATAAATAAAGTAGATTCGTTAATAGCACGCGAAGTGGATTGTGGTATATATATGAATGCTGGAACAGAAATTAGTGTTGCTTCAACAAAATCATTTACAAGCATGTTAATAATATTAAGCCTACTTAGTATGTGGTTTGTCAATAATGATTATTATAGTAATATAAAAAAAATAGACAATCTTAGAATCCTTCCAAATAGTGTAAGACAACTATTATATGATATAAATTTTATGAATAAAATTAGTAAATTAAAAGATTTTATTATTAACAATTGTGTAACAAGTATATTTATATTAGGAAAAGACAAATTATATCCAATAGCATGTGAAGGTGCTTTAAAAATCAAAGAGGTTTGCTATATCCACTGTGAGGGTTTTAGTGCTAGCTCATTAAAACATGGACCATTTGCGCTATTAACTAATTCAAATTTAACACTATTATTAATAGATATACATAACACTAAGGATCTAAATAATTTAAAATCAACATATTATGAAATAATTGCGCGAGAAACCAACATATTTGTTATAACAAACTCTCAAAGTGTTATAGATGACTTAAAATTAAGTGAAAACAAATTTATATTATTAGTAAACCTTGACTATTATAATGAAATTTTATATATTATAACACTGCAAAAATTAGCATATGAAGTGTCGTTAGGTAAGCATATTAATCCAGATAAACCACGTAACTTGGCAAAAGTAGTTTCTGTCGAATAAAAACTCAATATCATTTGTTAAAAGTCTTAGTTAGTAGCCAACGCGGTTTAACATTTCTTTTTATTAAGGTTGAACTTTTATATGCGTCTAGTAGATTATTTTGTGACATATTTTGTTTATAATACGTGCTAGCGCTAGGAATTAATGTTTGAAAACTATGTATATTTATAACATATTCGTTTTGTTTTATAGCACTTATTTTATTGGTGTCATCATTTACATCGGTGTCTCTATTTTCACTATTATTAACAATTGAATAATATAAATTACTTATATTATTTAAATTATCAATCAATTTGCCATTAACATAAGCTAATGGTTCTCTAGTATTAACTACTCTTGTTGGGTCATCATGTAAATGAATAATATTCTTAGAATTAACAGGACAAAATTGGTCCCTGTTAATAGTTAACGATTGTTGTAGTACCCTATCGTTTAAAGCATTGTCTTCTAGTCCCCATCCCCAATTATTTGGAAACCCATTGCATTTTTCAAAATCGCCTCCATTTATTGAAACGATTCCTCCTAAAGCAAAAGTAAAACCATAAAAATGTTTCACTGTTCCTGGATATGTTACATAATCAAATAAATTTTTCATTGTCGGTAATGTATCCACATCATTAAATACAAAAGTGATATTTTTATAATCATTTGGATATTTTTCTCTCATAACCATAAAACCAATATTTTTGGTTGCTCCACGATTGAACATTCTAGAATCGGTTTGATGACTATAATATATTTCATAGTCATCTTTATTATAGTCTTCCATAATATATTTCATATATATAGAAAAATGATGCTTTTGTCTTTCGCGGTCTCTATATGGAACAATAAAAATTAGTTTAGGAATAGTTGACATTTATTTATATTTATATAATTATATAAAAAATTATATAAAAAATTATATAAAAAATTGAAACGTTATTATAAATTTAAAGACTAGTAATTAAATAGTTTATTAAATAATATGACAACATATAAATGTTTTAAATGTTATGACTACAATGTGTTAGAGGAAAATAGTAAAGGAAACAATTATAAAGATAATAAACAATTCATTATTCAGGCATTTGGAATAAATTCATCAAATAAGACAGCATCCATATTTATAGAAAAGTTTTATCCATTTTTCTACATTATGGTTAGCGAAGACTGGAATGACCAACGTAAAAATGAGTTTATGGGACATGTAAAACAATTAGTTGGCAATTATTATGAGGACTCAATAGTTGAATGTGTGTTAGTAAAAAGGCATAAGTTATATGGTTTTGATAATAAGAAATTACACAATTTCATTAAAATTTCATTTACTAATAGTGGAGCATATAATAAATTAAAAAAAATATTTTATGATGATAAAACCAGTAAATCAGGTCAATTTGAAAGAACATTAAAAGAAGACGGATATAAATATAGTGATGATATTGGAATAACACAGTGTTATTTATATGAGGCAGACATTCCGCCACTATTAAAATTCTTTCATGAAAAACATATTAGTCCAAGTGGATGGATAAAAATTCCATCAAACAAAGTGCGAGTTATTGCTAATAAGACAACAAATTGTTCTTATGAATACTCAATAAATTACGAAGATATTTATGATTATAAAGAAAAAGAGACGTTAGTAAAATACAATATATGTAGCTTTGATATTGAAGCAAGCAGTAGTCATGGTGATTTTCCTATACCAATTAAAAATTATAAAAAATTGGCAACAAATATACTTGAAAACTACAATTCGAGTTCTGAAAATTTTAAACTCAATTATGATTTTAATAACTTAAAACACGAGATTTTAAGTGCGTTTGATTTAACACAAGACAAGTTAAGTTACATTGAAAAAGTATATCCTAAGAAAACAGGTATTACATTAGAGGAACTATTGGTGCCGTTAGAAAAATTAACAGACTATAATCCATCAAAGTTCAATGTATCATTAGATAGTGATATTATTTTGGAAGGCGCTGACTCAGAATCTGAAAATGAAGATGAAAATGAAGATAATGAAGAAGAACATGAAGGCGTTAATGATAATGAAAGTCAAGTAAAGTATAGTAAACGCAAACCTAAAATAAAAGCTTATAAAAAAGATGCCACATTAATAGAATTAATTAAGGACAACACCTGTGAATATGCTACAAAATTAGTAAAGCTAGTCGAAGCATTTAGCAACACTAATTTTCCACCATTAGAAGGTGACATAATTACATTTATTGGTTTAAGTTTTATTAATTATACTGAATCTAAACCATATAAGCGTGTTATTATTGTTAAAGGCGGTTGTAAAATTCCTAATAAATATTTATTATGGGCACAAGAAAACAACGTAATTGTATTAGAGCGCTGTAGTGAAAAAGAAGTATTATTAACATTTACAAAAATAATTAATAGCGAAAACCCGCATATTATTACGGGCTATAATATTACAGGATTTGATTTTGAATTTATGTATAAGCGATCTAAAGAGCTAAACTGTGTTAATGAGTTTCTCAAACTGTCGCGAAATAAAAATGAAATATGTATTTCAAATGATTGGCGTGCTGAATATAGAGATAAATTGGCTAAATCTAGCACTAGCGACATTCAGAAAAAAGATTATAAAGACATTGAAACAAATAAGATTGTATTAGCAAGCGGTGAATATAATTTAAAATTTATAAAAATGCCTGGACGCATTATTATAGATATGTGTGTCATTTTTCGCAAAGAATTTACATTAAGTTCTAATAAGTTAGACTTTACATCAAGCTATTTTATTAGTGACTCTATTAGTAAAATTGTGTTAAATAATGAAAATAATAGCACCAAAATATATAGTAAAAATCTTACAGGTATTAGCGTGGGAAGTTATATAAAGTTTGACGAACAAGGGTTCAGTAATAATTTATATAAAAAAGGGAAAAAATTTGAAATTATTGAAATTAATAAAGACGAACAATGGTTTGTAATTGATGGTCTAGAAGAACTGGATTTGTCCAATTATAAATATAACTGGGGATTAGCAAAAGACGATGTGTCTCCACAAGAAATATTTGCGCTTGCTAACGGTTCAGATTATGACCGATGGACTGTTGGTAAATATTGTCTTGCGGATTGCGACAATGTTATTTGGTTATTATTAAAAGTAGATGTAATTACTGACAAAGTAGAAATGTCAAATTTATGTGATGTTCCACTAAGCTATTTACTATTGCGCGGACAAGGAATTAAACTACAAAGCTATGTTTCTAAAAAATGTGGAGAAAAAAACACGCTTATGCCAGTTGTAAATAAGCAAAAAACAGGCGGAGGTTATGAAGGTGCTCATGTTTTTACACCAAAAACCGGAATATACTTAGAAGAGCCGGTTGCGTGTGTTGACTATAGTTCTCTTTATCCGTCATCTATTATTTCTGAAAATTTGTCACATGACTCAAAAGTATGGACTAAAGAATATGATTTAGACAATAATTTAATTAAAGAAACAGGGGAAAAAAATGAGCATGGAGATTATTGCTACGATAACTTATATGATTTGGGTTATAAATACATTGATGTGAAATATGATACATATAAATATATGCGACCTAGCCCAAAAGCAGCTGAGAAAAAAGTGATTATTGGTTATAAAATTTGTAGATTTGCGCAATTTCCAGATAAAGACGGCAAAGCTATTATGCCTGCTATTTTAGAGGAGTTGTTAGCTGCGCGAAAAGCAACGCGAAAACTGATCTTATTAGAAAAAGATGAATTTATGAAAAATGTGTTAGATAAGCGACAACTAAGTATTAAAGTAACAGCCAACTCTTTATATGGCCAAATGGGAGCAATTACAAGTGCGTTTTATGAAGGGGATGTTGCAGCATCAACAACAGCTATTGGTCGTAAATTATTATTTTATGGAAGGGCAATTATTGAAGAATGCTATAATGATGTTTTAGTAACATTGGATGATGGAACAGTTGTAAAGGCAAAAGCAGAATGTGTATATGGTGATACAGATTCCGTGTTTTTCAAATTTAATTTAAGGGATCCTAATAGCAATGAAAAAATTATAAATAATCAAGCTCTTATTTATACTATTGAACTAGCAAAAAAGGCGGGGAATTTAGCAAGTCAATTTCTTAAAAAACCACATGATTTAGAATATGAAAAAACATTTTGGCCTTGGATATTATTATCAAAAAAACGGTATGTGGGTATATTATATGAAGAAAATACAGAAAAAGGCAAACTAAAATATATGGGTATTGTGCTTAAACGCAGAGACAATGCTCCGTTAGTAAAAGACATATATGGAACTATTGTAAATATTATTATGAAAGAAAAGAGTATTACTAAATCAATAAAATTTCTAAATGAGAGTCTTGAAAAATTGATTGGTGGACAATATTCAATTGAAAAATTATTGGTAACCAAATCTTTACGAAGCTATTATAAAAATCCAAATCAAATAGCACACAAAGTATTGGCCGAGCGAATTGGTCAACGAGACATTGGAAATAAACCAAGTTCAGGTGATAGAATGTATTATGCATATATTGTAAATGCTAATAAAAAAGCACTTCAAGGCGAAAAAATAGAGACACCTGATTTTATTATTCAAAATAACTTGAAATTGGATTATGCTCATTATATTAGTAATCAGATTATGAAACCATTATTACAGCTCTATGCGTTAAATTTAGAAAATATGAGCGAATTTAAAAAAAAACGCGGAATTACACTACAATCATGG